CTGAGGGTTTTAAGGTGGGCCCACAACCAGGTTTGGACTAATAATACACGCATGCTTCAGTGAATGCCTAGCAGACACCTACACACACATTATATAGTTATATATGCGGTCTATTACCGTCTTTGGTTAGATCGATGTACGGAGAATTATAAATTCTCACCGAGGTACTTAGCGACTTGGGAAGCATAGGCGCCGTACTCTCCGGTGGTCTTTAAGACCGCACGAGAGAGGCTGGTCATGCGGGGAGCAATAATGTCGCCCATCATGCCAACTTTCTTAATGAATGCAGTCACCTCCATATGGCTGGGATTGCATGTCACTCGTGGTACATCTGCCAACAAGCTGAAAACTGCCGTTTCATACGCACTGAGAGGCATGCCTTTGCAAAGCCAGGTCGTATTACTTGGGTTGAAATTGTAATCAGTTGTTGTAAACTGGACGGCCGCCACCAGTTTGAAGTGCAAAATTGATCCAGTAATGCCTGCCGTGAAGGAAGGGGCATTACCTGCAAACGCCATTAGGTTTTGTTCCCCAATAGGCGTGGCATTATACGGATCTCTGTAGGCTTGCCAGGCATTTAGCGTGGTTGGCGTCCAGATTGCATAAGCTCCATTCTTTAGGTTGCCAGTTTTAGTTGATTTGATGTTCGTTTCCATACCAGAATATGAAAGATCAGCCGCGATTTTGGTTAGCTCCGCTGGGAACACAGCAGCAGCTAAATTGCCACCAGCATACTCGTCAGGAGTGCGACTTTGTAGTAAGCCGCTCATCGAGACGATCCTGGATTTGATTTTCTTAGCAAGATCCTCATCGGACGCCATGTCGAACGTAAAACCAGATCCAGTAGAGGTTAGATCTGTGGTAGCTGTTATTGGCGTGAGGGCATTAAATGTAACATTTAATGACTGCATTGAATACACCTGAAATTGAGAGGCTACACTTATGTAGAAGCTCTGTATCGCGCTCATGTTGATCGTTGCAGTCGCGGTAGCAGCCGTTGAGTTGCCGATATTCGCAACGCCCTGTGCAAGCAAGGTATCTGCAACTGAGAAAGTAGGTACTTCCATGGTACTGCCATACAATCTCAATGTTACCGTATCCCCGCCTACAAGGCCGCTCTGCATTAAAAAACTTAGCACCATATTTACAGTGGCACCGAACATGCCATTGTTGGTGAAATAGTACTGCGTTTCATCCGGATTGGGTTTGACCATTCTAGTGACTATTACAACGTCACCACTCTGTCCTGTCAACGGGATCGAATCAAACTGTGCGAATGAACTATCACCTATAATGAGTGCCGAAGCACCAGGCTCAAGATTGCCTGTTATGCGCACATCATTCTTCCCATCAGGTGTTGGGGCTTCGTAGCTACTCTTGAGGAGTAGACTGGCGTTAGAACCAGAAGCCTGACTGGTGGAGACACTACCTGTGGTGACTCCTGTTATGGTTATAGTGTTCTTGAGAGATGGCACAACAAGTATTTGGAAGTCTTGACTTGAATTGCCTATCTTGAGTTCTATGTCCACTACAAACATACGAACGTATGATAAGTCGTTGAATCCCATTGGATCTGGGACCCCCATCAACATACGCATCACGGCAGCGGCTTCTGGATTTTGCATTTGCACTGCCATGCGTGAGATCCACTTACGCTCCTCTGCAGTCATAGAGTCGCCGTGTTTCTCCTTAAGGATTGATTTATACATTTTGGATAAGTCCTTAATCTCATCCTGCATTGCACGGATTTCTGCTGCCGAGTAAGATTTCTCAGTTACCTTTTTTACCCCCGGTACTGACGTCTTACTAATTAGCTTATCCGTTTTTTGGATCGTTTTATTCAATTGTTTGCTCATGGTGCTGTGGATGAGTAGATAAAATACAAAAATAAAAATAACAAATAATGTAAACTTATGAATATGGATACGGCGGTTACGTATAAAATTAAGGAAACTGCGTAAAAGAGTTGATTCATACGCTTTCCTCACTATAGATGGTAAAGTAACAAATAAGCAGTCCTTTATCCAAAAATATAAGACAGTGCTGATTACCAATAAAATGACCACTGTGAAAACTAAACAATGTATATAATAAAATAGCTCCCGTCTTGCCCTAAACAAGAAGTTGCAAATAAAATCTGGAAAGAAGGTAAACAAAAAACCTAAATAAATTATTAAAAAGAAAATATATATATATATTGGTTGCAAACGTTTTATCTCTGCTGCTAGAGTTACAAAATAGTCATCAATCACAATCAACATTAATAATATGACGCCAGGTTTCATGGATTAACGGCGTGTAGAGTTGGTGGTTGTTGATTTCGTTGATAATTTGGCGTATATCTTGCGTGCTGATATCATAGCGTGTGCACAATGACTGGACTGTTTCAGGTCCCCAATCATGCTCAAACTCCATCATTGTCTTGTACTGAGCTTCCCCCCTCAACAAGGCACGTGTTCGTCTGAGCGTGATTGGCATCACGTCATCTGCGTAGCGCTGCCACAAGAAATGCAAGATTGGATGGCTCAACATATCAGGCTGCAATGATGTAATCACCGCACTTCGCTGAACCTCTAACTGTAAGTGATTGCTCATGGGTTTGCAAGTAAATCCAGATTTGGTTAGTATACGCCCTGCCTTGACGTATGCTAGGTAGCCACTGCCCTTGCGCAGAAAACACCTCGATAGCATGTCGCATTTTTCGGGCGTTTCAGTGTAACTGATCGTGATTACAAACCCTATATCCAAGTAATCTTGTTCAGTTGGCAAGCGCCGCTCCTTGAAAGCTTGGTGCACCGGTGTCATACTGACTACGGAATTCCCGACACTGGTTTTTGGGCTGCCGCTAGCTTGTGTGAAGTCAACTACTGCTTTGACTCCACTACGCGCGCGGTAGTATTTGCGGGTCTCAGAAGCCTGCGCGAGTTCCATCAACTGCTCAGGTGGCCGTTCACCGACTAATGCACAAGCATCCCGGACAAAATTCCATGACTCGCGTAACATGGCCTCTATCTCGTGCATATCCATGCGCGATATATCGATTGATGCGATGATGACTTTTCCATTTATGGTCCCTATATACACGACATCATCACCCATCACGAGCGCCCCCCAACCAAGGTTATAAAGCCTGGTGAACTCAGCACCGAGCTCCTCAGCTGAAAATCCTCCTGCATAAACAATATCCTCTCCGTGGGTCATGTCCGCTAGCAGTTTTCCCGCTAATTTTGCATAAGGCCCCATTTCGTAGCGAAAATATTCTGGAGGCACGGAAATTAAACGCGGATCGAGTTGTTTCAACTCATTGAGACCATTTGTTAGCGCCTCCAACCATTTACGAATGTCGAAATTGGGCAGTAATTCCAATTTGACAAACATTGCATGCAGGTATGATTTCTCCGCCAGTGCCATTTTGGAAGCTTTTTCCATACTGGCTATCTGGCTAAGGTTATACCCGCTATCCTTCGCCCACTCTGCAGGTGTCATTAACTGTGGTAGTGGTGTCACCACAGTCTTAGGCTTAAACAAATACTGCCTGAGCTCGCCGAACTGCGCTGTAAAGGTGCGATTCTTTTCGATCAAATCAGCTTCCCTTGTCTCACGATCAAAACACCACTTCTCTATACCACATTGACGTGACTGTGCCGCTGCCGCCATATTATGTACACATGCCCGATTAAGGGATGGCAGCCTGTGGCCAGAACGCCACAGTATAAGCGTCATTGGTCCTTGGTTAGCCTTGCAGTCCTTGTCAACTGGCTTAACCTTAGCCCCTGGTTTGAGACTAATAGTTCTTGTTGTTCCCAAAGCCTCACCTACTTCCCGCACGCACAAACTGCCAATATGTGAGCCAAGTCGCAATGGATCACAGACACGCAGCTGTTGCAAGAAGTTGGGCGAGAGCGGGTTGAAGACGGTTTTCTCCAACTTCTTTCGGCGCAACTTATTGAGTTGCTGTCGGAAAAACAACAGAGACATCAAGGGCGTTAGGTCCATACCAAGTGCAAGGTCAGTCACTGCTTTTGTTAATGGTAGTCGCATTAATATTGTGGGCTGCATTGTATGTAACAGCTCCCAAGCCGCCAATAGACCAGGATCATTAGGTGAATAAGGTCCACCTCCGATTATGCCCAAGTTAACAGCCTGGTTGCATTCGTCGGCCATAGTTACGTTCCCAAACGCCTCCACCGCCGCCATGACAACGTAAACTACCAGATCATTTAATGTCTTTGGCTGAGCAGAAATACCCCGCAATGCTTCAATTCGATTCAGTGTCTGAATTAACATATTAAAGCTAGCAACTGTATTCCACATTGAATGTAGAAGAATAGACTCTTGGAGTGTAGGCATTGCGGTAAAAACTGCATGGACAGCCATCCGCACTGGTAGCATTTCGCGGGTCTCACCCGAGAGACAGTGCTCTAAGGCCCCAAACGTGGCGCCAGCTCCAAGGCGCCAATACCATGTGTCTGGTGTAAACCGCCGCTTGACAGCCTCCTCAAATATAGGGGCGAAGGCCACGTTCATAAACGTGTCCGTGATTAAGCCTATGCCGCAGTTCTTGGTTGCCGTGGCATATAAGGCTGTATTCTCTGCCGAATTGCGTTCTATGTACAATTCACGGTTGGAGACCCCTTCCACGCAGTTTGTTAGGGCTAAAGTAGAGTAGTTGGTGCTAAACAATTTATTTACAAAGCCCCTGGCTACCCCTTTCGTCGCCCACCACCCGACAGTCGGCACTATTTTGGATGCTATATACAGTCCAACTGCAGCTAAGATAGTGCCTCCTATAGCTGCTGCGGCAACATTCAACATCGGCATGGTTGTGAATGTTGGTTCGGTTCTGATCTCTATGTTATTCTCATGCAAAATCCTTGCGAAATGTGGAACAGCCGCACGAATTCTGTCGGAGACTTGTATGCTCCGATCCGGATTGAGATTTCGTTCGAGTCGGCGATATAGATTAGCAACCTCCGCATGGGTCAGCTCCAAACCCAATCCTGCTCTAACCAATTCACTATATACATTGTCATCAATGAGAATTGGTTTTTGGAATGGGATGGTTAATTCAACATCGAACACCTCTGATATAGGTTTCAATGCTGGGATATAGTAATCAAGTGTCAACGGTTTGAGCGTAACCTGATTAAAAATCTCCTGAGCGTCGGCACGTGGAGTTAGAAGGGCAGAGGAATAGCAGAAGTGGGGTGACATCTCCCAAGTAAAGCCAATGTTCCACTGCGTATAATCGAGTATCTCGGTATAATTATTCATGGAATAACGGTGTACATACTGAGAATCCACGGTAAAAGAGAGCCGTTTATTATGCAGACTCCAATATGCCTCGTCTCGAATTGTTCCACCGTCGATTGTTGGATTCACAATGTCTTGGAATTTACTACATGACGTCTTGATGTGGGCACCACTTTGAATGACCGGCATGACCATGGCCAACCGCTCAAGTATTTTGCGTTCGCGCCCATTCAAGTGCCAGTAAGAATTGCCTAAATGCACCCAACCAAACGGTTTCCCATTGACGTAACCAAGGTCATTTATCACCTCAATTTTGACGCACTCCAAGCGCGATGCAAGGAATGGGGTGGCGATCTTCTTCTGCCAAGGCTCACTCTTCGCATAACTTGGGTCCAGTGCTATAAAATCATAGCCTAGCCCCTGCAGACGGAGTACTGAGTGCCCAGATCCAATGTCTAAGCAGGTGCCGTATTCACCATATTGCTCATAAATGAGTGACTCCGCCTCATTTCGCACTGCATTACACAAGGGGTGATGTTGCCAACCCGAATGTGGGCTGGGCTTCGAGGCTTTTGGATTGACACTGGACACAATTGTCCAAAAGTTACGCCAATCCCAATCCTTCTCCTTAGCCTGACCTGGATAGCCGACCACCGCAGGATCACCACGCATGTCCAACTTAAAATTAAGTGGCTCAACATGTTGCTTGGTGTAAACTATGATTGGCCCATTCCCATCAAATCTAACATTGGGGGGAGTTGGTTTATTACCATCTTCACAGTCCTGCATATATTTGCGGAATTTGATTGGTACCCGAGGTAGAGCAGCCAGGCGCTCATGCACGTCTATAACTTCCACGACGTCCTCCTGCTTCTCCGCCTCAGGTTCAGGCGCTGTTTCCGTTTCGACACGCGGACTGCCTTTACGGCTCCCATTGTCAAATTGCTCAACAGGCTTCCCCTTAATGAGCTTCTTGGCGACATTTTCGAATTTAGATTTGCGCTTAACATCTAAATTCGCCCACTCCTTACCATAATAGCATTCCAACACATAATTCGTGTTCTTTGCATCAGGTTTCCAATCCACATCCATGACGCCAATGATGGGATTCTTCTTTGCACTGCGTAGGTAATAGGCAGACACCATAGCACCTACGTGGCGCTGAACACCTGGGTTGGCCTCAACGAGTCGATGCCAATAGGTCTCGATAGGGATGTCATCATACTCAGACCCGTCAGAGAATTCTTGATTCTCAATGAGCACTCCCATCTTGTTGAGCACATAAGCACAATCGATGGGGGAGTAGTTGGTCCCTGAGTGGGGCAACCAAATGGTCTTTGGATACCCCTTAATGGTGCGCTTAGCCCCCATTGTTTCACACATAGCTAAACCAGTGCGCAAGATAGCTTGATCGCATTGGTTCTTCCTAGTCTTCTTCCTAACATCGTAGAGCAAATCCAGCACGGTGGCCAACTGCTCTACGGTCGTAAATTTGCTTTTAAGTCTGCGGACTAGTCGGGTTAGCTCATCACTATACTCGACATTATCCTCGCTGTCGCTATATCGGGACGCAGATCCTAGATCACGCGTCTCGCTATCGCTGTCGCCTGCAAACTCTCCTTCCTCAGTCCGGCGGTCACCATCCGTGGATGGCTCATCCTGCCCGGACGAGGTATTGTTTCTTGAAAACATTTGTTTGCCTAGCAAGAGATTCCACTGTTTTTTGGGTAACTGTCGTG